ATAACTGGCACCGGCCACGGTGCGCCGTTCGCGGTTTAATTTTCACCGGCTGGGGTCGGGGATCGGGGACCGGAGCCCGCCGCCAACGGCCAACGGGGCACGGCCAACGGCCAACGGCCAACGGCCACGGGATCGCGGCCCGTAGGTTTGGGGAAGGGTGCGCGGGGCGGGGCCCGCCTTGTTTAACTGCGAAACACTGGCAATAAAAAAGCCCGCACGGGGCGGGCTTAGTGTTGGCGGTTGGGTGGCGTTAGTGGCCAGCGTCAACCAATTGCTGGGCGAGTTTCTGCGCCTTAACGTAGGCCGCGTCGGCTTCGTCTTGGCGTCCGCTCATCATCATCAAGCCCATAAACTGCAATTGAAAAAGCAGCGATTGCGCGGGCGTGGTTTCGGTTTTCTTTTCGGCTTCCATTAGTCAAACCTCGCAATCTTAGTTTCACGGGTTGCACGGTCGCGAATTGCGGCGATGCCGTATTCATAAACAAAACACTCGAAACCTTCGAAGATGAAACGCGCCAGCGGTGCAAGTGCTGGGTCGTCGTCATGTTCGCTTTGATATGTCCCGTTGTGATCGTCAATAGTACCGCCGAAGGGATAGCAGAACCCGCCGAACTGGTAGGCGTTATCCATGCCCGCCGCGATGGCGTCCAGCGTTAGGGCGTCGCCCGCTTCGATGCAAGCTTGGCAAAAGAAATCCGGAATGATCCCGCAAGCTTCCGCCAATTGCTTTGGCGTTGCCCCGCCAATGTCCGCGTCTTGCGCTGGATTAAAAACCCGATCCAATAAGATATCGGACGGGCGTATATTTAAAGTATGTATATTTTCCATGGTTATTTACTCCGTAGTTTGCGGCGGCTTTATTGCCCCCGCGTATGTGATTATATGCGATAACTTTTAAAAAAGTAAACCCCAACAAAAAAAGCCCGCACAATGGCGGGCTTTGGGTTGGCAGTCGGGGCCGGTTATGAGTGCGTGTATCCGTCGGGTTCAATACCTAACCACATGCCGGACCACTGCACCAACACGCAACCGGGTCCGGGTTGGACAGTGGCGCGAAATTGCCGATATGTCATCCCCCCGTGCCCGCCGCGTTTCCAAACGCGGACCAATGCGGCCCGCTGGTTTTTATTTAAAAACACCATTACGCGGCCACCTTATCCAGCAGCGCACCGGCTTTTCGCTCGACTTCAATGCGGGCGTCTTGGTGGGGAATGTCTCGCGCTATTGCGGTGATGGCTTGCGCCGCGTCCCATACGGTTTCGACTGGGCGGCCCTCTTCTTTCAAGTGTCGGGCGTTTGCAGCTTTTGCCATGCGTCCAGATAATCCGGCCCGCTTGCTTAAAAACTCTAAGCGGCTTTCATCATCGTGCGCAATCTTGGCAGCTTTGGCAGCTTGAACACCTTCGACGAATGTCGCGGTTGATCCATGCGCAAAGCTTTCCAATGCTGGGCGGGCTTCCATGGCGAAACGATCCGGCGCGAATTTGGTGTGCCTAATCTTAATTTCTTGGAAGTTTTCCACGCCCCACAAGTTGCGATTCATGCAAACCCCGCGCAGATACATCGCGGCAATGCCCGCCGTCTTGCTACCGGTTTCACTGTTCCAAGCGTAAAACCCGCGAAACATTAGATCGGGCTCCCCGTTCGGAAGCTTGCCCACTTCGATAGGGTTGCGATCATCCACAAGAAACACGAACACGTCGCGGTCGCTTGCAAATAGCGTGGTCGTTTCCATGGTTACCGGCACGTCGGGATCGTAAACAGCTAAACCGTCGCGGCTTCCCGTCATCATGCCCGGCACTTTCCAGCGTCCGCCGCTGGCGTCCACTAAGTTTTTGACCGGCTCCAAAATTTCCCAGTCAAATATCCGGCCATAGTCTGGACCCGTCGCCGCACGTAGGTCGCCGCCGTCGGATTGGCTTCCGTATACCTTCACCAGTTCGCGGCCACGGTTATAACGCAAACCCCATTGGATACAGTCCGCCGCCAATGGTGCGGGCAAGTCTTTAAGGTATCCGGCGGGCGCTCCCGATAGCTGGGACAATTGGCCAAAACTCCAATTGGTCGGGCTGTTCACGTGTTCGCGGTGATTGTCGTCTTGGTATTCAATACGCAAGTCGCCGCGGCTGGGGTTAGCTTCGTCAAACTCCCCAATGATTTGGATTTTGTGAGTGTCAACCGTTCGGCTTGTCATCCGCTGGGCGTCGCTCTTTTTAAAGGCCAGCATGTTATCCAACGATAAAAACTTTTGATCGTCTGGACGGCTAAACCATTGGCTACTTACTGCGCTGTTTCCGATGCCATGCGCGAAGGCGTTAGTTTGATAAGTCATAATATTGTTCTCCGTAAAAACAAAAACGGGGGCGGAATTGCTCCCGTCCCCCATAATATCGCATAAAGTTATATATAGCGCAAGCTAATATTTTGAAAAGTTATTCAAGCCCGATATCGCCCGCGACATGGTGCCGGATAATACTGCGCGGCGGTAAAGACTTCGCAAACCGCAAAAGCTTTTCGCCGTCGGTTTCATCCGGCTGGGCTTGGTTTGATGTATCGCGCCAATGCAATGCAACGTTTCCGCCGTCGGCATAACATCCGCCGCGGGTTTCTGGATCGGCGGCTTTTTTCTTACTCGCACCGTGCGCAGTAAATCCGATCACATAATTGCGATCAAGACGTGCGCACAATGGCAAACCGTTTCCACAATCGCGGCAGCTAAACCCGGCGCGGTATTCGGCTGGGCATCTTACTACCTTCACGTCCCACCCGGCGGGCTGGGTTTTCTTACCTTGCCAGCTTTCATCCGAAACAACAGTAACCGACGGGACGCCATTAATAATGGACGCGGCTGCGGCGGCTTTGTTTTCGGTCGAAAAATTTATAACGGTTTTACCTTCCGCCAGCTTTCGGTCCCAGCCATATTGGCGCGGATCAAAATGCGAGTAAGTAAAAGAAACACCTTTACGCGGAACAGCGTCCAGCAATGCGTCCAGATAATCCGGATCAACCTTGCGCGATCCTTTCCCGCTGCAATTCATTTTGCAAGCTGCCGGACAGGTCGCATATTTTTCCCCGTCGCCAGCGCGGTAGGTTACTGCGATACCTTTAGTTTTTTCGGCTCTACTCAATTCAACAGTTTTCAACATGGTTTGCCCCCGTAGTTGTATAAGATATATCGCATACTATACGACATAAAAAAGCCCAGCGTCAACCGGGCTAATTTTTTTCTTTTTTATCTGCGCTTCCGATTCGGCTTTGGCCTTAGATCGTCGGCGGCATCTTCCCCAAATAAAAGTTTATAAATCCATTCAATAAAACCCACTGCTTTACCCCCAGTCTTTTTGTGTGCCGTCTTCTTCGGCAGCGTTATACCCGCGAGTGTAGGCGGCGATTTCTTCCGCGCTCATCTCTTTCATTTCTACTTTGTCGCTGCTGTACGTCGCGCCAGTGTAGTAGTGAGGATCAAATTTCCGCCCATAATAATAGTCAGCACCCCCACGATCAAACGGACCGCCATGGCGTTGGTCATATAGGCTCGAATCGAACCGATCTTTTTCAATTGCTGTCACTTTAACCTCCGTAGTTTTCTATTGACTATGGGATTGTATGCGATGTTGTGGGACAGATCAAGTCAAAAACCTTTTGCCAATCTACTGTGCCTGCCACGTGGTGGTATGGCTCAACTTTTAATCCTTCCATCTTTAAGTCTACCGCTTCCGCGCCGCGGTAAAGGAATAGCTGTTCGGGTTGGTTTTTAGTTTTGTGTTTTTTAACCATGACCCAAACGCTGCCGTGCCCATGGTTAGTAAGCCACGCAACTTGGTGGGGTCGAAGGTCTACCGCGTTACCTGCGGTCGCCTTGAGTTCTACAAAATGAAAGTTACCAAGCTCATCACACAACACGACATCCGGCACACCGGGCATCGCCCATGTTTCAAGCCGTGTCGCCTTCAAGTTCCTCCCAGTCTTCTCCATCCCCGTCTTCATCTGCCTCCAAAAGTCGGCCTCGCGCTTTGTCGCGGTTCTGGGAATTGCTCTCTCCTTCGGGAGTAACGTCGATAGTGATCGGGGCATAGCTTTGTTTTATCTCCTTGAGCGCCTTCAACACTTCATCTTTGCTCATGCTGTCGATGCTGCCAGTGCGTATCTCACTCTTACTTACATAGATGTCACCTTGCGCTTGCCCACGTCGGTACTCTGCTTGTACGGCTGCGCTGTACGCGCCGTTGTTTAATGCCATGTCACGGATCGTTTGCAGATCACGTAAGTGGCGTTGGTAGTTGACTCCAAACTTTTCGTCTAACTCTGCACGATAGGCCTGTATGGCAGACACAACATGCGGGCTTATGTTCGGGTTGGTTAATTCATACGCTCTAGTGTGCGCGGACCCTGCGGGGTATCCAGCATTGATTGCGGCCTCTCGCATAGTTATCTGGCCATCCTTCGACACCAGTTCTTTCACAAACAATTCTTGCTTTCGGGTAAGTGGCTGCGCTTTGGTTGCTTTAGGTCTTCCCACCTTCTTCTTGGCAGCGGGAGCAACAGATTTACTAGGCATGTAATTCTCCAGTTATTTGGCGATAGTTTGCCATAACTTAGCCCCCTTTGTCATATATAGACAAGAAAATAAAATTATAAAAAAAATCATTTAGCGCCCTTATACGCAATCTTGCCCTTTCTGGTTACATAAACTCTGGCACGGTTACTTTTTTGTTTTTCACTTATGTAACTTAAAATCTCTATATATAACAAGGCTTTGATTGCTCTGGTTACACGGTTACACCGGTTACACCTATTTTCACCAAAAAATTTATTTTTATATTTTGCTCTATATATAAGTAAACGACGTTTAATTTGTACCGTGGGCCGCGACCTACCCCATGTGTTTCTTGTATACTGGACCCCGGCCCGGCCTCTGCCACTCCTAAAGTCGGGGGAGTTATGACCCCTTAATCAAAGTCGGGGGTCGGGCCACCTTCCCTACGAAAAAAAACCCACGATCCGTAGACCGTGGGCTGTAGTTATTGAGGCATGGTCCAGTAGCCGTAGACGCATCGCTTTTCGTCTCTGGAGCAATCGTAGGTGTCGTTGATAACACCGTCGATCACTGCGACGTAATGCTTAGATACTGAGCAGATAATACGTCCGCCCGGTAACTCATCAGCTTTGAGGTGGACTTGGCACCCGCTGCCGATCTGCATCGTAGGTGTCCAGACGAAGCCTAGTTCAAGCATGTAGTCCTTAAACCATTTCCGCTTGGTGTAGATACCGTTGCGGGCTGACCGGGACTGCTTGCCCGTGCGTTTTGATTTACGCTGCGAGGCGTTTCCTTCTGCCAGTCGGTCATAGACCTGTTGGTAGGGGAGTTGCGCTGCGATGGCGATGGCTCGACAAACGCAGTCGCCTGCGCTGCCTTTGTAGCCTGCGGCCTTTCGGCCTCCATCGTTGTAAACGAACACAGGGGTAGGGTTGGCTTCACTCATGGTGAACCTCCGTAGTTGATTAAATTGTCAAAGAACGTGGGGGAAATTGCCCTCCCCCATCAACCGGGTTAACCGATTGATATACGCACTTTAGCATATTATCGCATACGTGTCAAGCTAATTTTTTTAAAAGTTATCTTGCTCTGGCCATGGAAGTTCCGAATTGGCCCACCTTACTCCTTCGGCAGCCAAACGGTTTTCGATCTTTGGTGAGCTAACCCAAGCGTGTAGATGGTTGTCCACTTCCCACTGATAGTGCGTGGCTTCCGTGCGCCAGTAGTCGGCGTCGGTGGTCCGGCCTTCCCACTCGTCTTCTTCGGCCCAGTAGTTGCAGATAGCTAGGCAGCCTCGTGATGTCAGGCTGCCGTCGGGGGTTCGGGAAAACTTAGGTATCTTCCCGTTCATCGTCTTCGGCCTCTTCTTCACGTTCCTCTAAGATAGCTGCGATGACATAGGATGGATTTAGCTGAATGACTTTGCCATTATCCAAAACCATTTCGATGACTTCTTTGCGCCATTCCCATGATTCAATTTTGTAGTTTAGCTGCGACCCGACGGACGGGTGCATGTCGATAGTTAGTATCTTCATTGGAAGTACCAAACAGCTAATGCTGCAAGGGTTCCGCCAACGACAGCTTGTAGAACAAACTTATGTTCCACGTACCATGGTTCGGGGGCCGTGTCCCAGTGTGCGTCAGTATCTTCTACTGGGATGTTGACTGCTGCGGTTGCTGCGTGTTGCACATTTTGAATGCAGTGGCTTAACACTGCGCTGCGTTCCCAACGGTTTACCATCTTTGGCCCGCGGTTCGCGGTGGTTGGGACTTTGACCGGTGCTGGAAATTCACCCAGCTTTACCTTTCGGTAGACGGTCGGCTTGCTCACCTTTGCGAGTGAGCAAACTTCTTCGATTGTAATTAGGTCTTTCATAACGTTCTCCGTGTAGGGTTACAAGGAGTAGTGTATGGGATT